CTCATACAAAAGGAACAGTATGATGTTGCAATGCCTATTATTAACGAAGTCTTAATGGTATATCCTAATGATGCAGCTACACTAAACTTCTTAGGTTATATCTGGCTCATGGGTGAAAAGCCTGCATTTGCATATCAGTTCTTTCGTAGAGCATTACAAGAATCACCTAACAATAAAGCATTATGGACATCTCTAGGTCGTGCATGTCACGAAATGGATATGTTTGAAGATGCTATTAAATACTTCTTAAAGTCAGCAGAACTAGACCATAGCTATGCACTAGCTTATGCTAACGCTTCAGCTTCACTTGTTCAGATGTCAAGATGGGATGATGCAGAGAAGTCTGCAAAGATGGCTTTAGAATGTGACCCTAATGAATTAAACGCACAATTAAACCTAGCTCATAGTTACTTAGCTAAAGGTGAATGGGAAAAAGGTTGGGCAGAATGGAACAAGTCACTAGGTGGTAAGTTCCGTAAAGAATTATCTTATGGTGATGAAGTAAGATGGGATGGCTCATCTGGTAAAGATTTAGTTATATATGGCGAACAAGGTTTAGGTGATGAGATATTCTACGCATCATGTATACCAGACGCTATAGACATTAGTAAGCAAGTCTACATAGACTGTGATGAAAGATTAGAAACATTATTTAAACGTAGCTTCCCTAAAGCAATCGTTCATGGAACACGTAAAGCAACCGAAGTGGAGTGGACAAATGACATTACAATTGATGCAAGATGTGCTATTGGTGGCTTACCCCAGTTTTTCAGACCAACGAGCAAATCTTTTCCTGGGACTCCTTTTTTAGTACCTGATAAAGATAAAGTTGAGATGTGGAAAGCCATGTTTAAATCATGGGATAAAACAGTTATAGGCATTACAACTAAAGGTGGTACGTTTAGAACTAACTCTAAAGGTCGTATTCTTACAAAAGATGACTTACAACCACTACTTAAACGTAAAGACATACAGTTAGTTAGCTTAGACTATAGTGTAGAAAACAAAATTGAAGGTGTTAAGTACTTAGAATTAGCATCTGACGCAAAAGATTATGATGATACAGCAGCTCTCATAGGAGCTTGCGATATGGTTTTAGGGGTCAATACTACAGCTTTACATTGTAGTGCTGCTATGGGCGTTAAAACATGGTGCTTAGTACCTAAATATCACCAATGGAGATATGCTCAAGTAAGTATGCCCTGGTATAGACACATGAGGCTTATTTACCAAGACGATAGAACATGGAAAGAAGTCATTGAACAGCTTAATCTCTAACGAATACAGAGAAATGCAGGCAAAACTGCATGAGAACCCTGACTATGGGGTAGCAAGTACGTTCTTTGCACCAATTGTTGATGATGTTATACAAATGTTTAACATTACAAGCCTATTAGACTACGGTGCAGGTAAATGTAGACTAAAAGATAGCATGAAGTCAGAAGTAACCTACACTCCTTATGAACCTAGTAATCCATTGTGGAGTCAAACACCAGAACCAAACGAATTTGTAACATGTATAGACGTTCTTGAACATATAGAACCTGAATTACTAGATAACGTACTAGATGATTTAAAAAGAGTAGTAGATAAATACGGACTATTTACAATACATACTGGTCCAGCAATTAAAGTATTACCAGACGGTAGAAACGCACATCTCATACAACAACCTTTAGAGTGGTGGAATAAACATCTCAGCACTCGCTTTACTATAGTTAAACAAGTAAAGATAGATAATGGTTGTATCGTATTAGTTAAAAAACAATAAGGATTACGAATGGCACTTACAAACTATACTACTTTTGTAGCAACGGTAGAAAGCTATCTAGCTAGAACAGACTTAACAAGTGTCATCCCTGACTTTGTTCAGATGGCTCAATTAAGAATAAGTCGTGATTTAAGAACAGAGAAAATGTTAAAAGTAGCTACAGCTACGCCTGCAGATAATTTAGTTTCTTTTCCCATTGACTTTTTAGAGTTAAGAGAAATACATTTTCAGGGTAATCCACCTATTATATTAGAGTATCAATCACCTGATTTATTCTTTAAAAATGGTCAAACATCATTATCAGGTCGTTCACATTATTTTACAATGTTAGGCACAGAGTTTCAATTTGCACCTAGTCAAACTGGAAGTTACACAGTTCAAATTTTATACTATTCACAACCTACATTTATTTCTACTACAACATCAAGTAATTTGTATTTAGCATACTACCCAGACGCTTTACTATACGCAACACTAGCAGAAGCAGAACCGTATCTTATGAATGACCCTAGAGTTCAAACATGGTCAGCATTATATGATAGAGCTATTACAAATATTAAGAAAAGCGATTTGGGTAGTACATATCCATATACTTCACTAAACGTAATACCAAGATAAAGGAAAAATCATGGCAGAAATGAGTAATTTTTTAGAGAACGCACTTATAAATGCAACTCTACGCAATACAACGTACACATCAGTTGCAACAATATATGTTGCTTTATATACATCAGACCCAACAGACGCAGACGCAGGCACAGAAGTTACTGGCGGTAGTTACGCTAGAACATCAGTTACCTTTGCTGCACCATCTAACGGAGTTTCATTAAACTCTGCTGACGTAACCTTCCCTACCTGCACAGCAGCATGGGGTACTGTTACACACGTTGGTTTAAGAGATGCTTCTACAGCAGGTAATCTTTTATATCAGTCACCACTAGACGACAGTAAAACTGTAGGTATAGGTGATGTATTCAAGATAACCACAGGCAATTTATCAGTTACATTAGCTTAGTTCTGTTGTAACTAAAAGGAAAAAATATGGCATTAATTGTTAAAGATAGAGTGCAAGAAACGTCTACCACTACAGGGACAGGCACGCTTACCCTAGCAGGTGCAGTTGCTGGATTCCAGTCATTCTCAGTCATAGGTAACGCTAATACAACTTACTATGCTATTGTTATGGATAGTAGTTTTGAAATAGGTATAGGCACATATACATCTTCAGGTACTACTTTATCTCGTACTACTGTATTAGAGTCTAGCAATGCTGGTTCTCTAGTAAACTTTAGTGCAGGTACTAAAAGTGTATTCTGTACCTACCCTGCTGAACAAGGTCTATATTTAGACGCATCTGGTAATGCTATTGCTCTTGGAACACCAGCTTCAGCTACGCTTACCAATGCTACAGGACTACCTTTAACTACAGGTGTAACAGGTACGCTTCCAGTAGCCAATGGTGGCACAGGTATTACAAGTTTAGGCACAGGAGTTGCAACCTTTTTAGGCACTCCATCTAGTGCTAATTTAATAAGTGCTGTTACAGATGAAACAGGAACTGGTTCTTTAGTATTTGCTACTTCACCTACTCTTGTTACTCCAATATTAGGCACTCCAACTTCAGGCACAGCTACTAACTTAACAGGGTTACCTCTTTCTACAGGGGTTACTGGAACACTTCCTATTGCTAATGGCGGTACTGGCACAACCTCTACAACCTTTGTAAACGCTGCAACTAACATAACAGGAACGCTTCCCATAGCGAATGGCGGAACAGGCACAACTTCTACTACATTTACAAATTTAACTACAAACGTAACAGGCACTTTACCAGTAGCTAATGGTGGAACAGGCGTAACATCATCTACAGGAACGGTAGCAGTTGTATTATCTACTAGCCCTACTTTAGTCACTCCAGTATTAGGTGTAGCTACAGCAACTTCTGTAAACAAAGTAGCCCTTACAGCACCAGCTACAAGTGCAACCCTTACAATTGCTGATGGTAAAACTTTAACTGCAAGTAACTCACTTACTTTAGCAGGTACAGATGCCACTACAATGACATTCCCATCATCAAGTGCTACAGTTGCAGGACTAGGTATAGCACAATCATTTACAGGCAAACAAACATTTACAGGTGCAACAGCTTCTTTAGCTTCTGCATTTATTAATGCTACAGAATCTTCAACTATCTCTGCAACTGCCGCTACTGGCACGATCAATTATGATGTTACAACTCAATCAGTTCTATACTATACAACATCAGCTTCAGCTAACTGGACAGTTAATATTAGAGGTAATGCAACAACATCTTTAAATACTTTAATGACTACAGGTGATTCACTTACAGTCGTATTTCTAGTTACTCAAGGTGCAACCGCATATTACAACAATGCTCTTACTATAGATGGAAACTCTGTTACACCTAAATATCAAGGTGGCACAGCATATACTTCAGGTAATGCTTCAGGTATAGATGCTTACTCATATACTATCGTGAAAACAGGGTCAGCCGCATTCACAGTATTTGCAGCCCAAACACGATTTGCATAAAGGTTAATAAATGTCATTATTATCAAGACTAGCCGTATCAGCAGCAAGAGCTTATGGTGCATTATCATCTAAAAGCACAAATGTAGCTGCATCCTATCTTGTTGTAGCTGGTGGAGGTGGTGGTGGTAATGGATATGCTGGCGGTGGCGGTGCTGGTGGCTTGTTAGCTTCTACTGCAACATTATCTACTCTTACTACTTATACAGTAACTGTTGGTGCTGGTGGTGCTGGTGGAACTAACTCATCTGCTCCAGCATTTGGTGTAGCAGGTTCTAATTCATCATTATCAGGCACAGGTTTAACTACTATTACTTCTACAGGTGGTGGTTTAGGTGCTGCGGCTTTTGCAGGTGTAGGTGGTAATGGAGGTTCAGGTGGTGGTG